TTAGAGATACCGCCATCAGCAAAAGTCTGAAAACCTGCTTCCGCAGAACCAAGGGTCACAGTTCCTGTGCCTGTGGTCGATGTACTTACCTTAACTCGATCTGCAAATTTCACCACAGTAAAGCTCCATTAAGCTATGCGAATGATAGCGTTAGAAGCATCCGCCGCAGGAAACTGAATAGTAAAGTCACCTGCTGTAGAGGTCTTGTCAGAACCAAAGTCTAGTACAACCACTGTATCTGATGTGCCTGATCCACCACCTGTGGTAGTGTTATAAATCAAAGCTCCACGAGCTGTCACAGTTGCACTGGTAAATGTCAGGTCAGCGAAATCTGTTAACGCTGTCGTGCCACTTAATGATGGATCTACTCTTGTTAGAGTTCCCCCACCTGCAGAATAACCAGACCCACTTACCTCGTTAGAAGTAGTATAGGCAGTTGTAGCTGCGTTGAAAGAAGCGCTGTTTGTATACATTGCTAGTTTGAATGTATGCCCTCCTGAGTTTTTGAAGTTATGTCCTCCCTCAAGAAGTTCTTGCTTGAAGGACGAACACATAAAGTTGCCAGAAAATGCCATATCATAATCTCCTTATTAGCTCGGCAAGTTTAGGATGCCCTGCATCTTTCAAGGCATTATACACGGTTGTGCGGTCACTGCGAATAGCTTCTCGCATATAAAATGCAACCACCTTTTCCATGTGCTTTTGGAAGGCTTGAGCCTGATCTCGAATAGCAGGATGTGCATTGTCGGAAACGCTTATAAGCTTATCCACACATCTCTCTGCTACTTCATCAGGTGTAAACCCTCTATTCTCTGTAGTTTGTATGTTAACTATAGGTTCTTTTGGTATGTCTATATTGAACTTAAACATTGGCCTCGTCTTTGCTGTATCCCTCTTCGCCATCTCTATAACCGTCTTGTTGCAGTAAGCCACCCACTTTAGTAAAGGCTTGCATAGCGAGCTGATGTTGTTGTCTGTACTCGTTCATTAGGTCTGTATCGCCCTTCATATACGAGTACGCTTCTAGTAATGCGCCATACAGCAAAGCTGTTTCGGCATTGTCACCCAACCATGTTGTACCTGCGCTTACAATAGATGGAGGGTCGTAGTAGTAGTTTATTTGAGCAAGATAGGCAGCGTCTGGCGTTGGCCCTAGAATAAAGTAACCCGGTGTGCTTGTTGTGCCGCCAACAAACTGACCATAATACTTAGGTAAACCTGTGTCTCCTGCAGGAAACGCTTCTTTCATAAAGGTAACATTCTTGTTTAATAAATAGCTATAGTTACCATTACTGTCTGTAATAGCTATAGAATACACAGCAATCATATCTGTTGGTCTAGCGAGATATTGAGAGTTAGCAACTGTTGAGCCAGTAGCAGCCTTTCGAAGCTCTGGAATGAGAACCTGACGGAGTATTTTCTCCTCTGCCTGTCGTACAAACGTAGGAATATTACCCACAAAAGAAGTCTCTGTGTTCTCCGTGTAGTCCTGTATGGCTTGTGTTAACTCTGTATAGTTCATCTGAACTTACCCATTTCTAGTAAAATTACCGCCTCTGGTCGCTGCACCCATACCCTTGCATGTGCTACCACCACCTTGCATCTTCATAACACCGCCGCGCTTCGCATAACCCATTTTATTACGAACTTCCGTTGGCAGTTTAGCTAATCCTTTGTTTCCTTCAGGGATCTGCTTTCCGCCCATTTTTGCTCTAGCAGTAGCAGCGACTGGTGTTTGTTTATTTTTCTTCATCTTCTTTGCAAGCATACCTGCAGGGCTAAGACCTGCTTTTCTTAGTTTACCAAACGCGCCTTCGCCTGTAACCATCCCGTATAAAGGACTAAGGCTACCAAGGATCTTACTCCCTTTACCTTTTTTAACAACTTTACGAGGCATATCTAATCTCCTTTTAACAATGCTATCATGTTTAAATTTCCAAATCTACCGTTAAGGTGTATTCGCTTGGCCTCCCATACCACTGTGGTTTGTGCAATAATAGTACAGAGTTGGTGCGCCTGAAGCCACCGTAATCATTGTGTAAGCGCCAGCATTTCCGGGTGTTCCATTATAAGTGACATTTGTTGTGTATTCTACACCTCCACCATGAATACCGTCTGGGGTTGTAGAAATCCTTATTGGATGCCCACTATTACTTGAATGTGATTGGTCAAGAACGTAGGTACTCCCTTCATTAAATGTGCCTGTAGGTGCTTCGCTACCATCGATGTAAAACTTATTACCACTACCGTAGCTTGCGGCAGCAACTGTAACCGCAAAAGACTGTGTTACGTTAGTTACAGGGGTAACAAATCCATTTGTGAGTGTGGCGGACACACCCGTAACAGAGACGATTTCCGTTATATCACCTGTTATAGTAACAGTACCTACGCTACCTAATATGCGGGACGGGGCGGTAGGACTTGCGGTAAATGTAAGAGCTGATGCTGCGCCAGTAACACCCGTAGCAGAAACACCCGTGGCGTTTACTAGGCTCTCATCAAAACTTACAGTAACTCTGCCGACAGATGCAGTCATAAATTGAGCAGGGTTCCATACAGGACCAAACCCAAATAGCTGTCTACTCGCTTCTAAGGCGGTGTCTGGTCTAGCGTTTGTAAGGTTTTGCGGGTCAAATATCCTAACTCTACCAAGAAAGTTTTGTGGGTGATCATCGTCAGCCACGTCCCTGCCCACACGTAGACCTGTCTTCACACCATTCTTATACTCGTCAACGAGATCATTCAGAGGGTATCTGAAGCCAGTTCTATCACAGAAACCAAAAGCGTATCTATTGCTAGCACTCCTCATCCACCACCTATCAAGAACGTATTGTGTGGTACGAACCTTATAGACGCTGTCTCTGCGTCTTCACCTGCTGCGAGTTCAAACTGATACTCATACTCTTGTTTTAAAGGGACAACTCTAGCTGCTGACTCAGGCTTCTTCATAGCTATCTGATAAGCAAGACCTGCAACAAGACATGGTATAAATCGTGGAGGTATGGCTGCTGTAGTACCAATACCCGCAGATAGGCCATCTATTCCCTTTAGTCTAAAGAACGATAACGTGTAAGAAGTGTCTGGCACAGGCCACAACGTTACTTTTGTCTCTGCAGCTAATCTTTGTACATATATCTGACTAGGCTTGCCTGTGGTATTCTTGTTAGACTGAGCGGCATAATTAGACACAGATATACGTTCTAAGGCTGTATCTACCTGATTAGTACCAGTGCCAGTCCGTATGTTGTGTTCTATTACGTCTATAGTATCCACAGGCATAGTATACGTTGCTGTACCCGCAGCTATAGCTAGAGTTCCCTCATCTATAGTAAAAAGGTTAAGGCCTCTGTTCTGCCATTCAAGCAGCATGATATTAAGGCTACGTCTTGCTGTTCGAAGATCGTAACCTGTGTTTAGTTCTATCCCTGCACGTTCGTAGGCTTCCTCGAATATGTCAGGTAAATCTGGTGTAACTACTGCCATCTATTAGTTCCTAAACCGTTTCGTCTTCTTCGCAATCTTCTTAGGTTGAGCCACATGCTGCTTGCCTTTTCTATTGCCTTTAGCTTTTGCCCTATTAGTCGCTGCTTTTTCGCCTTTTGAAAGTGACTTCCACGCGGCATCAGGCAAATACCTTTTCTTGCCCTTACTAGGCTTCCCGTCAGAGGTGCGCCACTTTTGTTTTGTCCAACTTTTTAGGCTCTTCTGCGACTTCTTTAAAGGCATTACTTCTTAGCTTTACCACCGCGCTTCATTGCCATAGGCTTTTTAGCCATACCGCCACGCATCATTTTCTTTGCTTTACCACCGCGCTTCATTGCCATCGGTTTTTTCTTCATAGAACGAGGTTTCATAGCCATCTGTCAGTCTCCTTTTTCTGTTAACAACTAACTCTTCGTATTCATCTTCTGGATATACGTCATAGTAGCCCAAGCGTTGTAGTTTGTCACTGGCGTGAACAACTTGTTCAAGATCTTGGATAAACACCATGCAGTATGGTCTGCTTACAGAACTCTCCCACTCGTTGTCATACAAGAAGTCTAGCTCTGCGTCCTCTGCACCATAGTCTGGATGAAACTCCATACAATGCAAATTATCAAACAGTATGTTTAAATTCTTTACATACTTATTAAACTTATTCAGTTTTGGTATGTTGTAGGACGCTACCACGACAAGTTCTTTTCCTGTGGTGATAAAGTCAGAACAATAGCGAAGGCTATCTGCGTATACGTCATCTGTTTCTACAACCAAGACTTTATCTTTTTTCCATGCCTCTTTAGCATATGGGCAAGCAGAAAGACCTTTAAGGTTCTGGTTTGGTACTTCCAGAACCTCACGCGACCAAGTACGTAGATCTTCCTCTATGCTACTCAATTTCTGTAACCTCCACCTGCTTTTTTATAAGCTTTAGCCATCATTTGAGCTTTTC